GATCTCGTAGAGCATTGTACTCTGCGTTTACTGGTGCAGCTTTAATAACCGCATTAGCGATAATATCTGCTGCTGATTGTCTTGAATAACCTGCCATGTTATAACCTGTCTCCTACTCCAAATGTAATCACTAAACCTTGTATACTGTGTGATGCACTTGTGTCATTAGTAACATATTTTAAGGATGCGGATTTACCTGATCCTTCAATGTTAGTTCGTTGCACTGGTGATGGATTACCATCAAATATTGCGGTGCTATTGTACACTGCTTCGTTATAGTAAGCGGCTGCACCTGTGTTATCTAAGTTAAAGTTAGTTGGATTTAATGTAGCTACATCTTCGTAGTCATACACAGCCGACATAACTATTGAGTTGTCTCCTTCAGAACGTAAGTATGTAGATACATTATAAAATATTTTACGTTGTTCAGGGTCTTGTAAATAATAAAAGGGAGTTTGAAAAATGCTAAAGATTGGATCACCTGCAAAACTATTACCACTTTCTTGTTGTTGTACTTTACCTGCTGAAGTACCATGTATTACAATTTCGTTTTGCCCTATATATCCACTAGCTGCACATGTAGCTGTAATACCAAGCATTTGACTATACTCAAACTGCAATCCATTAGGTGTCTGCCTAAACCCACCAATAATACCTTGTGTATCTGCAGTGGCAAAGAAATAACGAAACTGTGTCTTCTGTCGTATAACTACTGCATTTAAACCTTCTAGGTCAATGTCAAATACAATGTCTGTAAAAATAGACTGAATGTTTTTAGATACAGTTTCTAAATTAACGTCACCAATTTTTGCTGTACCTGCAATAGGACGTAAACCATCTTGAGATAAAAATAGTAAGTCACCACCAATTTCTATAACACTATCTGTAGCTAGGCATCCAAGGTCTTCTGTAACAGTTTGTAATGTAAAGTTAGCTAGTGCAGTACCTGCTAGTTTTTTAATATTAGTAGAACCAAATATAAATAGTTCGTTTCTAAATGCTTTAATTGCGACTATAGGAAAACCTACATTTATTACACCTGCTCCGTTACCCGATGCAAAATCTGTTTCCGCTAGTGGGGCACTGTGGTATAGTTTTGTTGGATGTGCAGGATCACCTGCTAAAAATAAATGGTTTTGAAATATTGCAGAAAACTTAGGGTCTGTAGGTGCATCTGAATGTGTAATTTGTGTGTATGTTGAACCATCATAAGTAGCTGCAGGATTTATGCCATCTGTTAAAACTACTTTTGCTGTGCCAAAATTTAGTTACTGCATCCCAAGCTGAACTAGAGTTATTCCATTTGTGTAAATAGTTATTACCTGCTGACGGTTTTCTACATGCAAGTATACCATCGTTAATACCATCTGCAACAGCTACACCTAGTACACTTCCTGTACCTGTAACTGTGCCATAGTTATTAGCAAATCCATTTATCTTTCTATAGCCACCAGTAACAGCAGGTTCATAGTTAATTAAAGCTATAGCTGATCCAGGTTGTGTCTCACCTTGAGATAGCACATCCCTGCTAGTATTTAGTCCTCCTTGACAGAAGACTTTAAAGGAAGCTAAATTGTCTGCCATTAGATCACACTATTAAAGGTACTAGTATATGGACGGTTGATTGCAGTTGAGCGTACATACAGATTATCGTCTAGCAATATTCTACGCATAGACTTTATACCTTCTTCAAAATTACTTTGATGCATTGCTGCACTTTGTTCGTTACTACGAAAACGCATGACAAACATAATAGCACCATCAATTACAACATGTTTAAATCTATCAGGTATAATCATTGTATCTGTATGTGCAGTTAAGTCTGCAGGAAATGTAAAGTAAACGTACTCTACTTCATATGCTGCATCAGTAAGAGGGGTAACACCAAACTTTTCTTCTAGTGTTTGATACACGTACAAAGGTTTACTAACACCATTTGTTTGATCCCCTTCGTCATCTTGTGTACGATAGTTTTGTAAATAGTCGTTATATGTTATTGTTCTAAGTGGTCTTGGTGTATTGTCCAGTCCAGTAGTCTTTTTCAAAAAGAACGAATCCCAATCAACAGTACCCATGTCTGTAGGAAAGTCGTAGGTTCTTTGGGCTGCTACTAATGTTTGAGTATTAGTTGTTTTTAAAAAAGGATATTCTTGACCATCTTGTATTATTAATCTTATGCTATTGTTAACGGCATCTTTAACTAAACCCTGTACGTTACGCACAGTGGTAAAGCCATCACCTGCAGTATCCAGAGTAACTTCATTTAATCTTCGTAGTGTATCGTTTACAAGTGTAATGTAAGTAGTTGCCATTTATATAACCTTTAGATAAGCTGAGAGGGGCAAGTTTCCCTGCCCCCCAGTTTAGTTTAGTTATGCGCTGTCACGACTTACTTCATTAGCAGTCATTTCACCTAAAGCACTAACGTCCATTAACACAGCGTAAACACGTAGTTCACCTGCAGTAAATGATGCGCCAGAACCTGCAAGGGTTACATCAAGTGTATCTGCAGAAGTAATAACAATATCACCTGCTACAGTTGCTGAAGGGGCATAAGCTCCGTCAGCAGCACCGTCAATATCAAATGCAGCCACATACTCATTGTCGTCTACAGCCGTACCTAAAATTGCGGTTGCGTCTGTAGATGCGTTCATAGTAGCAGAAGTTGTTACTTGAAGACCTGCAGCCATAATTTTGGTATTAGCAGGTATAGTAAGAGCCTGTACTACATCGCCTGGAGCAATGCTGTTTGCGGTTAGATCAATAGTTTGCTCAATCATGTAAGGCTGACGCCCACGTGAAGAACTCCCATGTGCAGGAGCTAGAGTTGCAGTAATAGTAGCCATTTTCTATTCTCCCTTATCGCAAGTTGTATATCGCATTAACCAACGCTTCAGGGCGTAAGATTTTGCGACCATATAGATGCATACCACGAACAATGTCAGCAAAGCTGTCTTGATCACGATATGTTTCTGTTTTGTTGATCTGCTCTGCAGTTGCGACTGCTGAACTGTGACCACCTACGATAACACCGTAGTTAGTCGCATTTGAAGCAGCTTCAGTTGCAGGACCAGAACCAACAGAAGGTAGGTTGTTAGATACATGTACCTGAAAACCATGTAGGTTATTAACTACAAGACCATTTCGTATTCCACCTGATTCACCGTAGTCTGCGTTTTGAAGACGTGAATCTTCGTCACGTAGAATTTCCATAAATACTGGGTCTACGACAAGCCATCTACCTTGAGAGTCAACATTTTGTTGATCCAACTTACGTGCCATACGAGCAATAAGTTGTAGTGGATTTGCTTCACCTGCAGTTGAAGGTGTAGATGTAGCACCACCTGTTCTAGGTAGAAGAGCAATTGACTGAGAACCTGTACCTGCATTAAAGTCAGAACCGTCTAACTTCATTGAGGCAAGTAACTCGTCAGAACCTGCAGTTGATACTGCTTTAGAACCGTTAACAGTTGAGTTAGCGGTGTTAGCATTACCGTGTATTGCAGATTGTTTAAAACCAGATAGATAACCAAGTACATCTTGGTCAAACTGGTCTGATAGTCTATATGCGGCACGATCACTTGCAAGACTTTGAAAATTTACGTGGCTGTGCGCCTCTTCAATATCATCAACCTTAAAAGCAAAGTAGTTGGCTTTATCAATAGTCAATGAAAAATCTTCATCGTCTAAATCTTGTGGTGTGATGGTCGTACCACGTGCATATGATTTCACGGTGATTTCAGGTTCTTTAATAATTTTAACTGAATCACCCATTTGTGCTATCTCTCCAAAATAATCAGAGTTGGTGATAGCCTCAACAACAGATGCCTTGCGGAAAGCAAGTTGCACCTGTTTGGAATAGATCACTGGGCTAAAATTGCCGTTAGGTAAATTGCCGTGACCTGCTGCTGCTGAAAACGCCATTATGTTTTCTCCTTATATTAGCAGTAACAGATGCGAAACACACAGATAGTTAATTGGAGGCTAGACATCGTAGGGTGCATATTTACAACACTTGGCCTTTGTGTTGTATTTATGGGCCATGATTTACTAGGTAAGTCCGTAAGCCACTGTTGTTTGCTTGGGGATATAGCTAGTGTAGGTAATCCATATAGGGGCTACACTAAACTACAATATATATAGTTATATCATAAATAACTATAATGTCAATACTTTTTATCTAGCTGACCCAGATAAATCGTATATAAAGTTGCCTGTACGAATAGCTTCCATAATCTCATCAGAGTTTCTTTCGTATTCGACTGCAGACATTTTTTGTACATCAGACTCTTTGATCGCATTTCCCATTGGATCAGACTGAGGTTTACTGCGTTCATTCCGTGTTTCTACAGAACGTGCAGCGTCTTTTGATGAAGCAGACTTTTTAGGTTTAATGTTCTTATCTGCTTTATACAAATCAATTGCTCGTGCAGCAGACCTTGCATCTGCATCATTTTCATAAAGAGCTTCCTGTACCCACTTGGGTTGTTCTTCTGCCCATTCATGGAAATCGTCACTGTCACGAATCTCACCAAAATCAGGATGTAGTTTAAGTAATTCAACTTCAGCTTTTTCTCGTGTAGCTGTAGCTTTCATTTCGTCTATTTCTTTTACACGTGCCTCAAGACCTTCTGATTGTTCACGTGCTTTTTTAATTGCAATAGTTTCTACGATACCTGCTACGTCAGGATATTGTTTTGCCCATGCTTCAATATCTTCGTCTGACTTTGGTAGTTTAATCTCACTTTTAGTAGACTGAGTTAGTTGTTCTTCTAATGTCTTGATACGATCTTCGTATTCTTTTTCTTTCGATTGTTGATGTCTACGTAGATCACCGTATCTTTTCTTAAAACTACGTTCCTCTGCATTTTTAGGTTCCTCTTCTTCTTTAGGTTCTTCAACCTGTTCTGTTTCACCTTTTTGTTCTGCGAGTAATTGTTCTAACTCTTCTTCTTCTTTTTTTCTTTTTTCTTCATTAGTATACTTGCGGTTTGCAAATGCTACTTTTTTTGGTGACTGCATTTCTTCAGCCATTATTTGTTGTTCTGACATTATCTGTCCTTTCACTAGGGCCACCGTAGCCATGTTGGATGGGGGATGGGTAGCTAGTCTAATGTGGATTATTTCTTTTTCTTTGAGGCTAATCCACCATCTTTCATACCTCTATCTCCACCACCTATTTCTTTTAATTCTTTTGTGGGGTTTGTTTTTTCTTTTTCTCTTACTGATTTAATAGCTGTTTCACGTTTGTCACGTTGAGCTTTCTGATATTTTTTACGATCATCTCTAGCTTTTTTTGCAGCTTCAGCTTCATTTACACTGTCACCAAGTTTAGTTCCTGTTCCTTTTGCAAACTGTTTTTCTGCTTGTTCCATATCAAATACAGATAAACCATTCGCAGGAGCATTGCCATCTTTACCCCCTGCAGCCATATAATCTGACATTTTATTAAAGCGGTTATTAATTATCTCATAGTGCTCTGCCACATTTGCATTACCAGATTTAACTGCATTATCGTATGCTTTTGCTTCATCCATACTTAACATATTTGTAGCACCTGAAACTGTAGATAATGGAGACTCTTCAGGTTTAAACATAGGTTGGTATGTTTCTGGTTGTTCACCTGCACCTGCAAATATATCAGATACTGCACCTTTTAAGTTTTCAAAAAATCCTGTTTCTATTTCTGGTTTTTCTATTCCTAACTCTTCCATTAAGTTTTCTAGTTGTTTACCATACAAACCTGCTGCACCTCTTCCTGCAAGTGCTGCTACAGGATTTGCTATTCCTATACTTGTCATAAAAGCTTTTGTTTTTTCGTTATCAAGATATGCTTGTTTAATAGCTTCTGGGTCTTTATCTTCTCTTAATTTAGATAATTTATTTCCACTTTGTTGTCTTACCATATCTTCTAAACGTTGTTTAGTGCCGCTTTTATCATCACGAACTTGTGTAGTTTCTACAGACGTACTTTCTAAATCAGTTGTGGTTGTTTCATCTTCTGTATAAGTTTCTTTTAATACAAACCCTTCAGGTATTTCATTTACAGGATTGTCATTATAAAAATTAATTATACGTGTTTCGCCTGTTTCAGGATTAAAGTATTCTTTCTGTGTATATACTTTATTTACTGTAGGCACAAAGTCATCTGTAGTTCCTGTTGTACCTGTATTAGCTATAGTTGTAGATGTAGTTCCTGTTGTAGTTTTTGGTGCAAGGCTACCATCATCAAATGGTGTTGCATTATTTGTTACAAACTTAGGCATAAACCCACCTGCAGGTGACGGTGCAGGGGGTGGTGGAGCTATTGAACTTGCAGGAACAAACGGTGCAGCTACCTGTGGTTGGTTTTGAAATACAGATTGTTGATAACCACCTATACCTGTAGAGGGCATAAATGTACCTTGGTTTGCATGTACAACACCACCTTCTGCCATTTCTCTTGGTTTGTCATCTTTTTGTTCACCTGTTACAATAATAAGATCAGCCATATCAAAAGGCATATCGTCTGGTATAGTTGCCTCTTCACTATTACCCATTTGCCCCATAGCTTCCATTTGTTTTAAACCCATCTTAGCCGACTGTCGTAACTCCATTAGTTTTTCTAAACCAATAAAACGTACAACGTCAGCAGGAAAAACAAACTCACCTTCACTTAACATGGCAGGTATATCGTCACGTACTTCTTTTTTAGTAGAACCAATAGGCACATCATTACCAGACTCAGAGTCTACTTCACCACCTTCATCTTTTAAACCACCCTCGTTAAATAGCTCCATCTGTTTTTCTAACATAGGTTCTTCCTTTTGTTTTCTTGTATCAGATCGACTTATTGCGTATTCAATAGCATCTTCTCTGTATCTAAATTCAGGTAATTCCTCACCTGTAATAAAATCTATAGGACCATTTTCTTTTACGTATTCTCTTATTGTATCATCAGAATATTGATTACCGTTTTCATCTACTGTAGGCATAGTGTAATACTTACCATCTATTTCAAAAGTAGTACTACGTTCAGAGTAGTCTTCACCTGTTTCTGGATCACGCCATATAGTTCTGCCAGTTACAGTTTTTTTACCTGTGTCAATAGGGTCAGCCATTCTTTAGGTCTAAATACTTTTCAAACTTATCCCACTGGGAGTGGTTGCTGACCAACCCCTTGAGCTTGTTGAGGTGCTCCCTGTCCTGCATTTCCACTAAATCCTTGTTCTTGCGGTGTTGGTGCTTGGCCTACGCCCATGTTTCCACCACCTGCCCCTGTTGGGTCCATTGGGTTAGCCCCTGCAGGAGCACCCTGTTCTGCTTGTTTTTCTTGCTGAAACTGTTTCATAAGTTCAGCCTGTATAGCAGCGTCATTCATATTGTTGGTAACTTTGTCGGGGTCAAGATCAAGAGACTTTGCAATCTCACGAATAATATATTGAAACTTAGCAAACGGTGCAAGTGCAGGGTTAGATGATACTTGCAAC